ACTGGCTCGCAACAATACCAAGACCGCTCCGGACCAACAGAACATGGACTACGGGCCTGAGATTGAGCGCCTCTTCCTCGAACTGACCTACGAGCACACCGGCTCTGGTCAACGAGTTGCAGCACTTCCCGGACCCGACGACGTGCTTGGCGAACTGCTCGAGGCCGCCAAGTGGCTGGTCGAGAACCGGGGATGGACCCAGGGCAGCAGCAACATCTTGTTCTGCCCGCCCAGTCCTGAAGTTGCTTGTGAGTAAGTCTGAAGACAATAACCGCCTCAGGTTTCCTGTCCCTACCCCGAAATGGCTCATAGATGGATTCATGGCTGAACTTCTTGGGCGATCCTGGTTGCGGGAAGAAATCGATTCTCGCGATCAGGCCGAGAGCAGAGTCACCGAGTTGCACCAGTTCGCCGCGCGACGCGTCAGGCGTGAAGCGCAGTGGCGTCGCTTGCATCCGTTTGTGACCGAGTACCCTACCATCCACGGGTTGGCAGTTATTCGTCGGATGGTCGGCCGCGGCTATCTGGCGCAAAGAGTGCTGGAGATGCACCGTGAGCGGCGACGCTGGCAGGGTCGAAGATGACGAGGCGCAATCGTTTCGAACGCGAGGCAGACCGAGTTCTGGAGCAATACGGATACCGCGGTTTGCCGATCGAAGCGGCTTACATTGCAGAAATGCTCGGGGTCAAGGTGCGCCACGCCCAGTTTGAAGCACTCAAGACTACGGCTATCCTCTACCACCCGGGCGGGCAGCCCACGATCGTCTACAACCAGGACCACCTGCCTGACCGCATCAACTGCGCCGTGGCTCACGAGCTGGGCCACTGGCTGTTGCACAATCGCCACGAACACGCCCTCCGGGCCCCGAACTTCCTGGTTCGACGTGGATTGACTGCCAATGGCGTGAGACAGGAAGAGGTCGAGGCGAGCCAATTTGCCGCCGCTCTCCTGATGCCGCGCGACCTGTTGGCCAAGCAGACCGAAGAGCACTACATCGACGGGGACGACATCAACACGCTGGCGCAAAGGTTTTGCGTTACGCCAGTGGCTATGGCTTTGCGTCTGATGCAACTGAAGCTGTATCGGTGACCCGAAAACGCATTCGAGAAAATGGGCATTCCGGCCCTCTGACCCACCCCGTCCTCGACCCTCGAGTCCCTCTCGTTCCCTTGGCGTTTCGCGCGCGCGCGTCATGTGGCCATGCTTCCAGGATGCCTGTGAAATCGGGCTGATCCGGACAAGTCGGCTTATACATGAGGAGACTTGCATGAGCTTGACGCATTCCCAGGCGGGCCGACTGGCCCACATCAACGACGTGAACATGAGCGCCGCTGAGTTGGAGCGGATGGCTGACCGCCTGATCGGGAATGCTCGGTCGTCTGCAGGTTGCCTGACTCGCCGCCAGTTGCAGCGGGCCACCCAGCGAGAGTTGCCCGTGGGAACGGGTGTCATCCGCGGAACGCGCCGGCAGGTTGGGTAATGCCCAAAGGCGGCTATCGGGGCGCCACGACCGAACTGGGGAAGCTGCAAGAGGAGCGCTTCGCCGCTGCCTACGTGGCTGGTGGGTGCAAGTCGTCGGCCAAGGCGGCTGAGTCCATCGGGCTCTCCAAGAGCCACGGAGCCGACCTGCTCAAGCGGAAGTCGGTCAAGCAGCACATTCAGAGCCTGGTGCTCTGGCAGACCGAAAAGACGATCCGCAACTCTAACGAGCTTTCGGCCCTCACCGAGCTGGCCACTCTGTCCTACTCCGATATTGCCGACGTCGTCGAACTGAGGGACGGGATGATGTTCCTGAAGGACGGAGCGGAAATCCCGGACCACGCCACGCGAGCCATCCGGAAGATAACTTTCAAGCAGAGGTGGCAGCGAGGCGAAAACGCCCCATCCGAGCCCGACCAGGAAGTCTGTGTCGAGATGCACGACAAGCGCAGCGCGCTGGAGTCGCTCTTGCGCCACCTGGGAATTGACAAGCCCAAAGACAACAGCGCCGAGAAGCTGGGTTCGACCCTGATCGACGTGATCAAGGCGCGAATGTCGGAGCCAGACGACCCGCTTGAAGCGTGAGTGAACTCGATGGCTACTGGGAACGAGCCCAGAACAAGCCGCTCTGGTGGGCCAAGCAGTTCCTGAAGGCCAACCTGTGGGACACCCAAAAGCAAATCTTGCTCAGCGTCCGGGACAACAGGCGAACCGCTGTTACCGCCTGCCACGCCATCGGGAAGACCTACATCACGGCCTGCATTGCCACCTGGTTCCTGATGGCTCACCCGGATTCCATCGTCCTGCTCAGTGCTCCAACTTACCGCCAGGTGAAGGAAGTGCTCTGGCGCGAGATAGCCAGCCTCTATGAGCGAGCCAAGGAGTCGGGCTGCCCGCTCGGCGGCAACTTCTTCACGGACCCCAAGTGGGAACTTGGTAAGAAGTGGTTCATGCTGGGCTTCTCGCCCCAGCACCCAGAAAAGGCCCAGGGTTTCCACGCGCCCTACATCCTGATCATCCTGGACGAAGCGTCTGGCATCAACGACGCGGTGTTCGGGGCTCTCCGAGGCATCATGGCCTCTGGTCACGTTCGGCTGTTGATGCTGTCAAACCCGACTCGCCCGTCTGGCGAGTTACATCGAGCGTTCACTTCGAGCCGAGCCAACTACAAGACATTCCAGGTATCTGCCTGGGAAACCCCAAACTTGCAACACCTGCGCGAATCCTGCGGGGTCAACGACGACCTCACGCTAGACCCAAAGGTTACGCGTCAGCAGCGCATCGCCATCCTTCGAGCGGCCAAGCCTCTTTGGCCCACCTTGGTGGGGCCCGAATACGTGGCCGACATGGAAGAAGAGTTCGGCTGGGATAGCGACATCTACCGTGTTCGCGTCCTGGGCCAGTTCCCGAAGGGCGCTCCCGACCAACTGATCCCGCTGCACCATGTCATGGAAGCGATTTACCGCTGGGAGGACATTGAGGACCGAGATCGCTGGTGGGTTGACCGGCACCGGTTTGGCGGCCACCCGCTTTCCGCGTTGGACCCGGCCCGCTTTGGCGACAACGAATCTGTGTGGTGCGGTCGTCTCGACACCGTGGCCTGCCCGCTGGAAGCCTGGAACGGGCTGGACTCGGTGGACCTGGCCAACGAGGTGGCGGCCAAGATTCGCCAGCGCCAGACACTCACGAACCGAGTGGACGCGGACGGATATGGCGGCGGCCCCTACGACAACCTGCAGCGCCTGGTGCCGGGAGTCATCGAGTTTCGAGGCGGGACGACGCTCGGCGTCAACACAGAGCGGTTCCTGAATCTTCGCAGCCAGGACTACTGGGGCTTGCGTGACCGATACAGCGAGGGTCGCATCGCCCACCAGCGCTGCGACAAGCTCATCGGGCAACTGACTTCCATCCGCTACCGACATCGGCCGAGCGGGCAAATCCAGATTGAAAGCAAGGATGAGATGCGGGCCCGCGGGGTTGCCTCTCCGGACCGAGCAGACTGCCTGATGATGCTTTACGGGTGCCAGCCTGTTGAGTGGAAGGAGAGTAGCCGGGAAACCACCCGCTGGCAAGCATTGGACACCAGGAGCTGGATATGATTCCTCTCGTCGACCAATACGGCGTGCCCATCCAAATCGACCAGGACGTCCCGCTAAACTCCAACTGGTACACCTGGGCGGAGAACTGGGTTGGTGCGATATACAACCCGGACTCCATTCCGGCCAGCGAATACGACCGTATCTACCAGCAGGACGAGACGGTCTTCTCCGGAGTCCAAATCCTGGTTCACAGCATTCTGAGCCGTCTGGGCGACTACACCCACCAGGACCCAGACAAAGAGCTGTTTGTTCGGACCCAGTTCGAGAAGATGCATGGCAGCATCCGCAGGGTCCTGGCCGAGAAGCTGGTAAGCGCCATCATCTTCGGGTTCAGCCTGGCCGAAAACGTTTACAAGCAGATTCCTGGAGGCATTGGCCTGGCCAGCATTCAGGTGCTGCACCCCAAGGACGTTTCGCTCGAGCTGCACCGAGATGGGCCCGAGAAGAACCGGGTAGCCCGCTTCTTCCAATACAAGGACGGCCTGGCTCACGCCGAGCTGCCGCCCGCCAAGTGCATCCACATGGTTCACGAAGGTTTCGCCGGGAACCCGTTCGGGGTGTCTCGGCTGAAGCGAGCCTGGAAGTCGATGTTCATCAAAGACGTGCTGCTGCGAGCCTACGGCACCTGTCTCGAACGGTATGGGACGCCCATCACGACGGCTGAGGCCACAAACCTTTCGGGGCAGGTCAACTACGCAGGCCAGATTTACAGCGGGGCAGACTTCGTGGGTCGCCAGCTGGACAGTCTGGGCCGCAAAGGCGTGTTGGTGCTGCCCAATGGGACCTCAGTTAAGATTCACTACGCGCCCGCTGGTCTGGGTGCAGACTTCCTGGCGGCCATCCAATACTGCAACCGGAGTATCCACCAGGCCATTGGCCTCCCCTCTCTGGTGGCGGATAGCGGAAGCGTTGGCAGCTACAGCCTGGGGCAAGAGCACTCAGCAACTTTCCAGCTGATCGTGACGAGCATCCTGGAAGACCTGATCGACGTGCTGCTCGACCAGTTGGTCCGGCCACTTCTCGAATACAACTTCGGACCCCAGGAGGACCTGGGCGACTTCAGCGTTGACGTGTTTGACCCGGTCCTGGCCAAGGCCACCGCGGAGGCATCCGCGGTCTTGCTGAACTCTGGGGTGGCGGACGTCAGCCGACTGGCCGACCTGAACCTGTTGAGGGAGCGCAACGACCTGCCCCCGTTGACCGAGGAGGACCTATCAACGCAGTATCCGTCGATGAGTCCATCCCGGATTGCGGGTGTGGAGGAAGAGCAGGCTCCGGCGTCCTCGTTGATGGGTCGGCGCCGCCGTCGGGTGCGCACCGAGTTTGCTCACGCCGAGGCTCGGCGGGCCAGGCGCATGGAACGGTTCGCGCTTTCTCTGCCAAACGAGATGATCAGCGAGCTTCTTCCCACGGGGTAGCCAAATGGTCAAGCCCGACCATCCTCCGCCTGGAGCGCTGGGTGATGCGGGCCCTCGAGGCTTGCCAGCGCAAACGACTGAGCATGGTGCTCGAACTGATGGACAACGGTTCGTTCCGAGGCGAAGTGCCCGGTCGCGAACTGCATAACGCCATTATCGAGAAATACGCTGAGACGTGCTGGGCCTGGGGCTGGGCTCACGGCAAGGCCGAGGTGGCTCGGTTGGACCGCCGGAGGCGCTTCAACAATCCGCCGCCAGCGCCACGAGACTCGACCCCGGTAGAGGCCATTGAGTGGGCCCGGTCAAGGGTGGAGTTGCAGGGCCGCTGGCACCGCAGCCTGGACCAGAAGGTGAATGACTTGGTGGTCAAGGCTTTGCAGGAGGGCTGGAGCAACCAGCAGTTGAGCCGCGAGCTCAAGGCTGTGTTCCCGACGTTCAGCGCTCGACGCCTGGAGACGATTGCCAGGACCGAAACGATGTCGGCCTACAACCAGGGCCGGATGGCCCAGTTTCTGGGTAACGCCATGATCGTGGCGTTCCAGTTCAGCGCCATCCTGGACACGCGCACCACTCAGATTTGCTCGGCCCGCAACGGTAAGATTCTGGTTCTGTCCAAGATTTCCGAAGCCGAACTCCGATACAACACGCCGCCGCTCCACTACAACTGCCGCTCGGTGCTCATCCCGGTCGACAAGTTTGCACTGGAGGACCTCGAGGCTGGAGATTCGGCCGCGCTGGAGGACTTCTTCGACTGGACAGGGCCAGATGGTCCTCGGACACTGGCAGAAGCTACCAACTGGAAAGGCCTGCCTGACCCGCTGGACGGGTTTGGGGCGGGCGTCGTTGCCCCCATGCCGGGAAATGCGACACCGGCTCAGCCGCCTACTCAGTCGCTAAAGGACCGGGTTACTCAGGCGCTTGGCAATAGCCCGGGCCTGCCGGAACTGAAGTCGGCCGGGGCCATCCTGCGGGCCGAGATTCAGGCGGGCACCGGCAACCACGCCGACAAAGTGCTGGCTGTGCTCAAAAAGGTCCGGGCTTTCGGTGGTGGCGCTCCGCCCAACTTCCAGGCCCGTTCGTCTACGGCGGCCAAAGGCGCGATCTTGTCAATCTGGCGGTTCATCCCGGACGCCTGGGCCAACAAGCTGGCGGCCTACCCGGTGAAGGCCAGGATTGCCCGAGGCCGGGCCTACTTCAACCCGAAAACCCGTGACATTGTGCTGAATGGCGCCGACCACGTCACGCTGCACGAAGTTGGCCACTGGATTGAGAACGTGAGGGGGCCCAGGTCGTTCTTCGAAATGTCGAAGCGCTTCCTCGACGATAGGACAGCCGGCGAAACGGCCAAGCCGCTGCGACTGCTGACCGGCATTCGCTATCGGCCCAACGAAGTCTCGAAGCCTGACCGGTTCACAGACGCCTATCTGGGCAAGCAGTATCGAGATTCCAGCGGCATTTACGCCACAGAGGTTCTGTCGATGGGCCTGGAGGCGGTGTTCTACCAGAAGCACAACGGGTGGGCCGATAGCGATTGGATAGACTTCATTCTCGGGGCCCTGGTATACTGTGAGCCATGATTGTCGTGGCCACACCGGACGGACAGGTCCGCTGGACCGCCGGCCAAGACCCACGAGGCGACGCCCTGGCGCTCGCCCAGTTAAACACGCCCCGGCCCGGCGACTTCGGCTGCGTGCCGGGCGTGCCGTGGGATGAAGTCTACGACCGCAAAGACGCTTTCCTCCACCTGGTGGCCGTCATCTGGCCCAGCCATATCGTCGAGTCCGACACCGAGCCGGACGAAGACGTTCCAGACGCTATCCACTAGCGCCTGGCCAAACCATCAAACCTGAAGGGCCCAACGGCCCTTTTTTATTTCCCGAGGAGGCCTATGTTCTTTTCAGGCGCCTGGTTTTCAAAACACGCTTGGTGCAGCATTCAGGCCGAAGTGGCGGAGCCTATCCGCTCGGGCCTGCTCCAGTGGGCGAAAGACGCCATCGACCAGGAAGACCTGGACGAGGAGGATGGCCTCGAAGACAACCCTCACATCACGGTCAAGTACGGCCTGGCCGACTCTGAACAGATGGCCCTGCAGGCCCTTCTGTCCGACGAGTCCCCGGCTCGCGCGAAGCTCGGCGAGCTGGCGCTCTTTGAGTCCGAGTCCGAGGACAAGCCGGACGTGCTCTATGTCTCGGTGGAATCCGAAGACCTGGCCCGCCTCAACCAGGTTGTGTGTCGGATGCCACATGTTGACACGCATCCGGTGTATGTAGCTCACCTGACCGTAGCTTACCTGAAGAAGGGCTGCGGCAAGAAGTATCTCGGCACCCACCCCTACGTCGGCCATGAACTGGTCTTTGACCGGCTGGCCCTGTGTGACCGCGAGGGCAAGAGATCCGACGTGTTCCTGGGCCCTGGCCCTCGGGGCGGCGTCGTGTTTGCTCAGGTTTTCGAGGGCGTTACCCGGTTTGCGGATGTCGTCACACTGCAGCAAGGCGAAGGCAACACTCGCGAGGGCACCATCAACGGGGAGCCCTGGATTGAGAAGCGGGCCCGCCTGTTCATCGCGGCTGAATACGACCTTTCTTATCCGGACGAAGAGCCGGTCATCATGCGCTACACCACCGACCATCTCGACATGATGGTCGCCTCGTGCCCAGCCCGAGCCGTGGACGATGAAAACTGGGACGTTCCGATCCAGTTGGACCACAGCTACGCCGCCGAGCACACCATCGGCAGCGTGCGCGAGGTGGAGCGTCTCGGAGACGAGCTCTGGGGCTGGCTGCGTTTCGTGGGCGAGAAGGCCGTTGCCAAAGTGCGCGGCTGCCTGTGGCGCAAGCTCTCGATTGCTCATGACGAGCGATACCGTCTGACGGAAGTTTCCGTAACCCCTTTCCCTCGGGTGAAAACCGCCCAAGTGTTCACGACTAAACCCAAGGAGGACAGTCCTGTGGCAGATGCCAAAGGTGCGGCTCAGCCGCAGAACCCCACTCCCGCTTCGGCGGTAACCCAGCCGGCACCGGCGCCCTCGGCTCCTGCCGAGTTCGCCGACCCGAGCGCAATTGAGGCGCGGCTTCGTGCCGAGTTCGCGGAAAAAACCAAGGCCGACGAAGCTCGCTTCGCCGAAATGGAGCGCCAGCACGCCGCCATGGCCAAGACCATTCGCTTCGCCGAGGTCAAGAGCCGGGTGGAAGAGTTCAGCGCGGCCGGCAAGACCACGCCCGCTATGCGCGAGCCCGAACTGGCTCTTCTCGAGTCTCTCAACGATAAGCAGCTCGAGCTGTATGCCGCCGTCAAGGCTGCCCAGCCTGCCATCGTTGACTTCAACGTCTACAGCACGGTTGCCGTAAAGCCGCCCGAGGGTGGCACCGCAGCGGCCCATAGCGACTACGAAGCCGGGCGCGCTGCTGCCGCCCAGGCGATGGGAGGCAAGTAATGGGCATCACCAATACCTACACCCCGGCAGACATCGGTTTCCTGGGCTGGAAGGGCCTGGTGGCCACCGGAACCCTGGCTTCGGGCCAGAACCTTGTCAAGGGCACCGTCCTGGGCATCGTTTCGGCAACCGGCTTGCTGAAGGCCTATGATAACGCCGCGATGGATGGCACTCAGACGGCCGTCGGCATCCTGCTGCAGGACGTCAACACCGGTTCGACCGGCCTGAACGAGGCTTTCCCGGCTCCTGTGTGCGTCGGCTTCGGCGCTTTCAAGACCGACGAGCTCACCGGGATGGACGCCAACGGCCTGGCCGACCTCGGCGGGAGAGAGGTAACCATGGGCGGGGTCAGCTTCACGCTGATCACCGGTGGAGCCTACTCCCTCGCTGGACTCGCCAGCCTGACTGGCGGATTGTCCATCGGTGGCAACCTGGCCGTAACGGGCACCAGCGCCTTCACCGGCGCGGTTACCTTCTCGGCCCTGGCTACCCTGACGGGCGGCCTGAAGATGGCTCCGACCACCGGCACCGACACGGCCTTCACCATCACCGCCTCTCACAACGTGGTGCTGTGCGACGACTTCACCGCGCCCCGCACCTATGAGTTGCCTGCCGCCGCTACCTACGGCCTGGGTCGCATCCTGACCGTGGTGGCACCGTCCAATGCCAATACCCACAACCTGACGCTTGATGGCGACAGTTCGGAGACCATCAATGGCGCTTCGACTCGCGTCATCAGTGCTGCCCACGGGGCCGTCATGTTGATGGCTGTAACCGGCGGCTGGCGAGTTCTCTCCAGCTAATCTTCGGGGGGCATTGCCCCCCGGTCTTTCCCCATCCAGGCCTGCTTTTGCGGGCCTTTTTTATTTGAGAAAGGACCGCAAAAATGCTGAACCTGCCGAATTCCCTTGGTCTACCCTCTCCGCAATTCCTGGGCGGATACTTCGAGAAGTGGAGCCCGGACGAGTCCGAGTTTCAGGGCAAGATGCTTTTGCCCACCGAAAACTGGGACTATCCCGATGTCCGCTGGGACGAACTGGCTGGCGTTGCCGGCATGGCCAGTGCTCACGCTCTGGACGCCGCTCCTCCCTCTGTGGCCGCCCGCGAGCGGAAGACCCGAGTCGAGGTCCCGTTCTACTTCGGCGACCAGATGGAACTCAATGAGTCCGACTTCCTGCACATTCGAGCCCTGGGCACGTTCAACCGCATGGCTGGCCGCGAACTCGTGCTCGACCAGCAAAAGCAAATGGTCGTGCGCACCGCCACCCGTGAGGAGTGGGCTCGCTGGCAGGCTTTCGGTGGCAGTATTGCCGTCGACGAGAACGGCGTGAAGCGCACTCTGACCTACCCCACGAAGTCGATCTCCGCGCCTTCCACCCTCTGGAGCAATGTCTCCAGCGCAAACCCGATTGCCAACGTCCAGGGCTGGGCGCTGTTGTTCCGCGGCCACGGCATGGGCAAGCTGCAGGTCTGGTTCAACCAGCAAGTGGCTGCCTACCTGGCGCAGAACGCCATTGTCCGGGACCTGGTCAAGGCCAACCCCTTGGCCTCCAACGTGGGCACCGACAACATCGTCGCGGCCCTCAACATCCTGGTGGGCGACGCCGAGTTCCATCTGTATGACGGCGGTCACACCGACATGGCCGGGAATTACACCCCGTTCATTCCGGATAACAAGGTGGTGCTCGTAAAGCGCCCCCCGAACGGTCAGCAACTCGGTGCTTTCCGCACGACCCCCAGCGTCCGCAATGGTGGTCCGTTCAATCCCCGCCCGGGTCGGTTCGCCTGGGTCGAGGATAAGACCGCCAACTCGAGCTGCCCGAAGTATACCCACGGCCACGGCATCTATGGCCTGCCCGTGCTGTTCTTCCCGCAGAACGTCGCTTCGGTGACGGTGGCCTAATGCTAGTCGAGATTACCGCGAAGAACGGACTGACCCACGAAAGCCGCATGTTAAAGCGCGGCGACGTCGTGGAAGCGGACGCCCGCCTGATGGAGTTGGCCGAACCGGGCCATCTCCATCTGGGCGAGCAGGTCTGCCGACCGTATGACCCGGCGCGCACTCAGGCGGAAGCCGAGGAGGAGCGCCGGCGTGCCGAGCTTACCTCGCTGCCCTCGCGCGAGGTCATGGAGGCCGCTGCTGATCACTACGGCGTTGTGCTGCTTCACAGGGATAACTGGGAGTGGACTGGTCAGCGGATTCACCAGCTGGAATCCGACCTGAAGGCGGCCCAGGAGGCTCTCGCCGATGAACTCGAGCTGTCGAATGACCGGAAGCAGTCCATTGACGAGCTGAAGGCCCGTGTTTGCCAGCTGGAGTCCGAGCTGAAGGCGGCTCAGGCTCCGCTTGAGCCCGAGCCCGAGCCCGAAGCAGCGGAGCCCGAGCCTGAAGCTGCTCCCAGGAAGCGCCAGAAGTAATGGCTTACGCGACTGCTGACAAGATTCGGCGTCGTCTGCGAGCCCTGCCCGCAGAAGACGTTAACGAAGCGCTAGATGCCGATCTGGCCGACGTTATTCTCGACGCTGATTCTGTCTGCAACGCGTACTTGGCCAAGGGGGGTTACTCCGTTCCCGTCACCGGCGGGGCGGAGGCCCTCCGTCTTCTGGCCAACTGCAGCTCTACTATAGCGGCGGCTTACATCGTTCGAGACAGCTTCTCTGGCGGTGGAGAAGCTGAGTCGCCCGGGCTCTACAAGACCCTGTATGAAGAGGCAATCAAGCTGCTGGAGTCTATCGCCGAGGGCGACCTGAAGTTGCCGATCGAGGAGACGCCAGAAATCGAGCAGGTTCCAGCCGCTGAGACCGTTTTTGGCACTCACACGGCGATGGGCCAGCGGTCAAACATCGATGATGCTCCGTTTTGGGCTGAGTATCCAAACTCTTACTACAACACGGGTCGGACGGGCTATCGATGAGCTTCACCGTTGACCTCGACGGCCCGTCTTTCCAGCAAGCGGTCGCCAGGATTCGCCTGGTCACCAAGGACCTGACCGAACTGATGACAGTGCTGGCCGGGCGCGTCGTTCGCATTGTTGACCGCAGGTTCCAGAAGTCCGGACCCCGCTGGGTGCCGCTTTCGGAGCGCACGCTTGAGCGGCGCCGAGCCGGTTCCTCAAAGCCTTTGCTCGACACGGGGCGTCTGCGTGCCTCAGTTGTTGGCCGCGGGGAGGGCTCGCTCTACGCGGTAGACTCGCAGAGCCTGACCATTGGTAGCGACCTGGTGTATGCGGCCATCCAGCAATATGGCTGGCCTGCCGGAGGTAAACACCCACCCCCCACCATCCCCGCCAGGCCCTACATCCCCACTGAAGCGGAAATCCTGGCTGAACTCACGCCCGTGGTCGACCGCTACCTTCAGGAGAAACTGAAGTGATCGAAGAGTTCAAGACCGATGTCGTTGCCGATATGCAGACAGACTCCATGTCTTTACTCGGAGGCATCCAGTCGTTCGTAAAGGGCGACGTCTACCCGTCCGTGTCGGACCTGCCGGCGGTCACTGTTGACCACATCGGCAACGGCAATATCAGAGACACCGGCAATCACATCGAGATGACGACCCAGTTCGTCGTCGTGCTCTACGTGGCCAACCTGCGAGGCGGATACCAAGCCGCCGTGGCTGCTGCCAACAACCTGCTGATGCGCTACGAGAGCGGCCAATACCGCGGCCTGATTCGCTACCTGCATCGCCTCAAGGGCTGGTCCGACAGCAGCGGCCAGAGTTGGAAAATCAAGGTCGTCGACGGGCCGTCTCAGGCCAACGTCAAGTCTGAACAGGCAAAGTTCGCTTCAGTGGCCAGTTCGTTCGTGCTCGAGGCGATGACGATGTTCGACAAGTCCAAGTTCTGAGGAGGCTGCCATGTCCAATCGTAGGCGCAAAGTTGGCACTGTCCTGGGCACCGTTGTAGGCCCGGTTCAGGTGCAAGCCGGCAATCGTTCTGAAGTTGTTCAGGCAGCCGAGCCAGCCGCCCTGGTCGTCGTCAGGGTTCCTAACTACGACCCCACCAAGACTTACGCCCTGACCCTGACCGACGCTTAGTCGTCACCATCCCATCCCCCATCTGCAAAGGCCCGAGAGGGCCTTTTTTATTTGAAAGGAGCGACCCGTGGGCAATTTTGACAAGGTATCCCTCGGCACTGGAGCACTCGAATACGACGGCGTGGACGTCGGATTCCTGAAAGGCAACGTCGAATGGAACTACGAGTACGACGTCAAGAAGTTTAAGACGGGCGTCCCCCGCAAACTGCAAGGCCAGATCGTGGCCGAGCTGTCTTCCAGCCTGAAAGCTGGATACGCCGAACTGTCGGCCGAAAACGTAGCCCTGGCTCTGGGTGGTCTGAGCATCACCACGACCACCGACACCCCGGTGTCCGTGCCTTTCGGAGGAACCCCGGAGGAATCGGTGGGCGTGTTCACGTTCGCCGCGGATGCCAACGGTGTTCAGATGATTCAACTGGCACCCGGCATTCCGATTGCTTCGGTAAGTTCCATCACCATCAAGAGCGCGGACGAGGTCACCACCTATGCTTCCAGTAAATACCTGGTGTTTCCCAATACCGGCAAAATCTACAAAATCACGACCGGGTCGGGCGACATCCCGGACGGCGCCACTGTTCATGTCGCCTACACCTACACGCCGATTGCCGGCAAGCGCATCAATCTTGGCACTCAGTTCAGTCTGCCCACCGCCCCGGTGACGTTCACCCACACCCGTCCCAATACGGGCAAAGACGTGATCATTCACATTCCCAAGGCGGCCATCTCGGGCACCGTGAAGCTGGTCTTTGACGAGGAGAACTTCATCGTCAACGACATCACGCTGGACGCCGTCGAGGACGCCTCCAACCCGACGTATCCCTTCGGATACTACTTCGAGGAGGCGTAATGGTTACCGCCATCCGCTCAAACACCCAGGACGTGGAGGTCAATGGACGCCAGTTCCTGCTCGAGGAGTTCACCCTTGAGCAGACCGGCATGTTCGTCGACGAGATGTTCCGCTCTGTCACCCAGGAGGCTGGCCCCCTGGAGGACGCCTGGAAGCGGATGGCGGGATCCATGGAGTCGACGTTTCTCAGGATTCTGAGCCAGCCAATGGACGGCATGCCGGTCACCTCCGAGTTCATTGCCGGGTTGCGTCTGACGCAACGGGAACACCTGTTGAGGATTCAGGCCAAGCTGAACCATTTGGAAGACGAGGAATTCCTGGGAAACGTAATGGCGGCTCTTCGGGCGCTTTCAGCCTGGAGAGTCGCGATGCATGGCACCTTGGGTGCTGGGAACTCTGCCACAGCATCGCCGGACACTACGGCGGCGACCCCCGCCAAGTCTACGCAACGTGGACCTATCGCCAGGCTGACGGATTTGGTCGCCGGGTGGTTCGGGACCAGTGGCGAGAGAAAGAACTCCGACGAAACCTTGTAGGCTGCAAGCCGATACCCGAGCCTGACTGGGGCCTGCCCGTTCCAGGTCGCGTTGTTGATCCGATGGAGCGCATGAGTTTCGCCGAACTCAAAGCGTTCTACGCAGAGCGCAAAAAGCGGCGACCCAAGACCCTTGAGGAGATGCGTCAACGAGGACGCCTGGAGGTTGTTCAATGAGCGTTCCAGTCTTCCTCAAAATCATGGCGGCCCAGGACCCGTCCGTGAAGTCGACCCTGGACGAAATCGCACGGGCCGCTGAGCGCACGCTGGCCGCCAACCCCATCGAGTTCTTCCCGAGCGGCACCCTCGAGCGCACCAAACTGGCCGAGCGACTGCTGGAGGACATGCGGGTCAAGTCCAGCCAGGTGGCTGGCGAACTGGTGGTTCTCCGCGACCGACTGAACAGCGTGGCCAACACTCCGGGCCTGGGCGACCAGTCTCGCGAGTATGCTGAGATCGTTGCACGGATGAAGGCCCTGGAGGCCGCGTCCAAAGACATCATCCAGCTAAATCCGCAGATTGAAGCGACGTTCAAGTCGCTGACGTCCAGTGCCGAGGAGGGCCTGCGTCGCGTTGCGGAGCGCAGTCGGAACCTTGCCGACATGGGCCAGATCATAACCGGTGCGTTCGCCGGGGTGGGCTCCATCTTCTCCGGCCTGGCCGCTGGCGCCCTGGCCGTTGCAGCGAACTTCGAGAGCCTCAAGGCGAAGCTGGTCAGTGTCACCGGTAGCGTAACCGAGGCGAACCGGGTCTTTGAATTCACCCGTGGCTTTGCTGCTATCACCCCCTTTGACGTAGAGGGCCTGGTGGCATCGGCGACGGTCATCCGGGGCTTCCAGCAGGACATCGAGTCCTTGCTGCCGGTGGCGGCCAACCTCGCTGCGGCCATGGGAGTGGACCTGAACCAGGCCACCCTGGCCCTATCGAAGGCGGCCGCCGGCTCGCCCGAGGGCTTCCAGAGCCTTCGCGACACAATGGGCATCACGGCAAACGAAGTGCAGCGCTTCGGTGGTGTTATCGACAAGGCGACCGGGCAGCTGTCGATTCTTCCGGCCAACGTGGAAGCCAACAGAAACGCGCTTATCCGGCTGATCAATACGAAATACGGCGATGCCATCGCGAGGCAGTCAGACACACTGGCTGGCGCCGTTTCCAACGTTGGAGATGCGGTCAAGTCGACGGCTGCCAATTTCGGGCAGGCACTCCTGCCGGTCGCAACCACTGGAGCGCGATTGTTCGCTGGCTTGGTGGGTGTGCTGGATTCTATTCCTGGCCCGATGAAGGCCATCGCCGTGGTGTCGGCCGCCATCGTTGGCGGGCTGGGCCTGGTGGGCGCCGCCGTGGCTGGCACGGTCACCGGATTGTTGCTGCTGCAGGCTCAATTGATTGAGATTGCCGCCGCTAGAGCACCTGGTGCGGCCGCAAGCCTCAATCTGGTGACCGGTGCCTTGACCCGGGTCACGGGTGCAGCCGTGGGAGCGAGAACCACTTTGGCTGCTCTTGCAGTCAATCCTCTGGCTATATTTCTCACCGGAGTTGCTACGGCAGGCGGCATCGCCTATCTGGCTCTCAACCAGTATCAGCGAAGCATGGTGGCAGCTGGGAAGGCTACGGCCGAGGCTTCCAGGGATTTTGCTGCTACCAACGTCTCGTTACGCCAGGGAATCGCTATTCTGAACGATGCCCAGCGTGAAACCGGTAAGACCGTCGGATTCGTGAGAGACGCCACTCTTCAGATTGCTCAAATCAAAGCGGCGTTCGAGGATCTGACTCCCGAGCAGTTTATTGACGCAATGGACCGGGCCGGGGCTACGATTGAAGGGTTCAAGAACCAGTTGGGCGCCACCGAGGGCAAAGTTAAGGCCCAGAAGGAGTTGTTGGCTCAACTGAACGAGCAACTTAAGGAACTCGAGTCCCGCCGGATCAAGATCGACGGAGAGACGGGCTTAATGAGCATTGATCCCGTCGTGATTACGCTCATCGAAGAAGTGACTGGCAAAATCAAAGCCCTGGAGTTCATTTTGGGCCGAGGTGAGGCCGATGTAGTATTTCTAAAAGGCGCCATTGCGGAGGCCGAGGAACTCAAGAATCGCTTAAGCCCTCTCATTGCGGAGTCTCAGAACCTCGGCAAGATCCTGGATCTATCCAAGCAATCCGGGTCTGTCGCTACTCTGAATATCGCGCTGGCCGACGTCAACCAGCAGATTGTCAAGAACTCCAACGACGCGGCTATTGGCTCGGCCAACCTCGATGTGCTGATCGGCAAGCTGCGGGCTATCCAGAACCGGGGCCCTGACTTCGACTTGCAGCGCAAGGCACTCCAGGAACAGATCAACCTGGTTCGTGACCGCCAGGCCATCACCGAAACGATTGCTGACCGCGAAAAAGCTGCTGCCAAAGAGGTTTCTGACGCTGCCGAATTGGATTTCCGGCGCCGCAAGGCCCTGGGACAGACCAATCTACAGGACGAGCTGTCCTTCATCCAGCAGCGCCTGACATTTGCCAAACAGGGCTCCGAGGAAGAGATTCGGCTTCTCGAGCAATCGGCTCAGGTCAAGAAGCAGATTCTCGACCAGGAGAAGTCTGACCGCGAGAAGGCACTCCAGGAACTGATTGAGGTCGCCAGGTCCGCCCAGTCGGCTGCTGACCAGGGCCTGCAGGACGCCAAGTCCCAGGCTGACGCCAAGCTGAGCGAAATCAATGCTGCCACTCAAGACGCTTTGGCGAATGCTGCCAACTCGACCAGCAAACTGACCGCGATCGAGAGCGGCATCGCTGCCATCCAGAAAGCCCGGAGAGACGGTCTACTGGATGAAGTTGAGGCGCAGAAGCAAGTCAACGACCTGACCCGTCAGAAGTTGCAGATCGAGCAGCAGGTTGCCCAGGAGAAGGCCCGGCAGCAGATCGAGACCGGCAACATCCAGTTGCAGGGCCTCCAGCAGGAGCAGCAGATTCTCGAAGCCCGGAAGGCCCTGGGTGAGAACGTCGAGCAGGAAATCACCGAGAACCGCCGCCAGCAACTCCAGGCCCGTCTGGCGCTGCTGGAGCAAGAGCGACAAGCGGCCATCCAGGCTGCTCAAGGCCAGGCTGACAGCATTGCCATCATCAACCAGCAGTTCGACCTGAAGCAGCAGCAGGTGCTGTCTGGCGAGGCGCTGAGAAAGCTCCAGGAGCAGGCCAAGACCGAGAAGGGCATCACGGACAGCCTGGGCCGCATCGAGCAAAAGACCCGACAGACCTTCTCTCGGCTCGGCGGAGCCAACTCGCCATTGCAATCTTTGGAGGAGGCCTTCTCGGGGTTCGCTCTTGGAAACTTCAGCCTGGACAGCCCGATCAAGAAGACCATCAAGCCGCCCACCTTCAACACGGGTCGACTTGAGCAACTGAAGACCGAGATTGTCAAAGATTCCAGGCCTGGAGAGATTGGCCGATACACGAACGACATCAATCAGGCAGCGCGTGACAGCCAGCAGGCCCGGAGGGGCTTGGGCGGCGGGTCACCCTTGGCCGGCAACATCCAGAACTACAACGTGAGCATCAATGGCACCCAGGTATCCGCCTCTGACCCAAGATTCTTCTCGGCCGTCAGCGACGTGATGGATCACCATGCAAGAGCGGCCAAGCTACGAGGACCCCGAGGTGTTGGCTAATGGGCTACTGGGAATGGCTACGGTCTGGCAGCATCAAGAAGAACCTCCAGAAACGCTCTGCCGCCCGCTCGTCCGGGGCTTACGGCAACCGCTATCGGCGTGACCAGACTGCCCCTGAGCGTGTCGAGTCTTTCGTTGGCGAGGGCTTTACATGGGAAGAGGTCGAGGACCTCATCGAAATTGCCAACACCCCGGCTGATGCAGCAGAGGATGCTGGGCTGGCCGAAATTGAGGACCACCTTGGGCAGACCTGGAAGGGTGCAATTGCCTTCCTGAGCTGGGACCCGGTCAGCGAGGGTGGCACCATCTACTGGGAACTGAAGCTCGACCTGGATGAGCCTGAAAAGGTGATTACAGAGCCGTGATCGACGTCGGCCTCTATGCCACCCTGATCGGGCCCGGCGACATCGAACTGGACCATGGCGACACCCTGGAAGTGTCCTGGGAGGTCGACGCCGGCTGGACCTGGTCGGCACAGGTGGCACCGGCCGCCGGCTACGACCCGGCTCACGACGTGGGAAGCACCTACCAGCTGACGCTGGTCGACGGCTTGGGCAACACCCTGGAGTGCCCGCCCATGGTTGCCCTGCAGGTGACGATTCCTGACGACGACAGCGCCGACCTGTCGGACACCATCTCGCTGGCCGGTGTCGACGAGGCAACCTATCGCATGGGGTTGCGCAACCAGAACTTTGCGAGCTACAAAGCCAGCAGTTCGGCCACGATCGTGGGCGCTTTGGCGTCCAGGGCCGGCGTGACGGTCAACGGCATGCTGGATTGGTATGTCG